TCTAAAGCTTTCATTAAACCTTGATCTGTTTGTTTTATTTTAAAAACTTGATTGTGATATGTTTTGTATTCAAAATACAACACTTGAACAGTGTTTTCGTCATAATCACCCCAACCAGTTACATATGATCTATTACCTGGCATTTTTTGAATTCTATCTAATTCTTCTTTTGAAATATTAGGAAACTCTTTTTTAAGCTCAGGTATTGTTATAGATTTTAATTCACCTACGTAATATATATCTTCAAAATTAGGATCTTCAGTATACGAATAAACCATATAAGCAGGATCTACATAATCAACTGTAACTCCTTCGGCTAGATTAAAATTTGTTTTAGTTGCTCCAATACCTATTGTAGTCAAGTCCATGTTTATCCTACGTCTTATTAAGTCGTATTTATTCTGGGCCAACACAGTTGATATAGCTTCTTCTTCTGCTATTTCTATGGATTGCTTATAACTAAGTTGCATGTGCAATTCTAGTTCCTCTGGACTTTCAGGTATTGTTTCTGGATTTGGACTTTGATATAGATTTATACCTAAAGTAGATTTTAATGATTCTAAATACTCTTTAGCAACCATGTCCTCTTGTAGTTTAGAGGCATATTCTGTTCTTTTCTTTACAGAAGAAGGATCTTGAGCATAAGCTTTTATGTCGTAACTTTTACTAGATATACCATTAACAACTATATCTACAAACTTAGATAATATTGGTACTGGTTTCCAGTCTAAATTAAGATAAGACAAATCGCCATTAATAGACAATTCATCTTTGTATTTTTGTATGCTTTGTTCTCCACGAGCGTAGAGTCGTAAGTCGTGAAAATTATTCCAATTAGTTAAGTATCTATTACCAGCGGTTCTTCCTGAACGAAACCATTCGTACTCAATAGCCATTGCTACTTGACTACCGTATTCAATACTTGCTTTTTCTGCATCACTCACTACTTGACTAGGGAAAGCGCTATTGGTGTTAGTATATATATTCATTAACTTATAATTTTTGATGTAGTTCCTTTGTTATCATATTTCTTTATACCAAGATCAATCGCCGGTAATTCTATCTTATTTACTGGAGAGTATATGTGTTTGTTACAAGCCATTAAAGCTAGACCTGAACTAATAGAAGCATCATGCGTTGTTCTATTATTTATATTAAAATGTGCCCAGTCTTCTAACGTTCTTTGAAAGTAAACATCTCCATAACCATTTTCTTTTAATCCAACAAAGTGTTCTATATATGTTTCTATAGCAGAAGCGTGTGATTGTTTTATATCTTCACTAGAGTTAGGTATTCCACCTATTTCTCTTTCTGTAATTGATAATTTATTTCTTTTTTTATCTGGTCTGTTCATTGCAAACCCTCTATAACCTCTACGTTTAAAATGATACAAGAGTCTAGGTTTATTATTTTCTGCTAATATTGGCATGCCGTAAAATACACAGGCCATTAATACATCTTCAAAAAAGATCTCAGCAGTTTGAGGTCTAGCTATGTATTCTAAAAAGAAATGATTAGGTGGAACTTCTTCCATACTAAACTTAGTTAAACCATGTAAAGATCCATTAGAACCTTTACCATCTACTGTTCCTGATATATCATATGGATCACAACCAAAAGCACCGCAATGCTCATTGCCTGGATAGTTAACACCATTTTTTATAAACCTTTTGTTTTGTAAATTAAAAGGCGGTACCCAAGTTATTAAAAATCTACCATTTTTATTTGGCATAAATATAACTCTTGAGTCTTTTTTGTTGTTTTCCCATTGAAAACTTCCTTTAGTTACACTTAAAGAATTTCTTTCATCTTCGTTATAATCTATCTGTTGATATATCTTAGTTAGATTAAATAAAGATTGTTTACTTTCGTCTCTAAATGCATGTTTAGTTGTACGTGGAAACTGTCTGTAAAATTCATTTAATCCATCTTGATCATCTTTAAGGCCATCTACTTCATTGTTCCAATATTCAATAACACCTATACCTATACGCAAACCATCAGGTCCTACTGTTTCATTAGATGGTTTTTCGAATACAGGAAAGCCATAAGAATCAATGTATCCTTCGTAGTTCCATTCCATAGGTATGAACAAAGAATATAATCCTGAGCGAGTCTGTCCATTGGCGTTTCTTTTTGTAACGTCTGAATCATCGTATAGTTTCTTAAAATTTCTACCTCCTTTATCTAAAGCATTTGATGTTGATCCCATCATACACTTTCCAATAACTCTACTACCTAATCTAAGGGTTGTTTTTGTAACGCGCCAGTTGTTAAGAATATTATTTGGTCTTTCCCATTTACCTGATTCATCATGAACAAGGAGCCTAAGCTTCTCTCCATCGTAAGCATTATCACCGGTGTTCTTCCAGTCAATGGTGGTATCCAAACCGGTAATCTCTTTGATGGCTTGATTTGAATCAAGTTTTCTACGGGTAAATTTAGAGGCAGGCACTCTATAAGCAAGTTCGGTTTTAGGTCTGTCCATACCGTCTTGAATCGGTTTGAAAAAGAAGGGATAGTTAACGGATATTGGTACGACTTTATCGGTGAACATCTTCTTAGCATCGGCACCAGATTTAGATAATATTCCGTATCGTGAATCTGTTGATATTGTGGCAAGATTAACTGATTCAGCTGAGGACATAAATGAGAAACCTGACCTACGGTTTTTAAGATAACACATCCCGTAAGACCTGATATCGGCTTTGCTAGCTTCCCAGAAAATGTAGAATAATCTATTTGATTCCCTAAAGTCTGGTTGCCCAACATCAATCTTGGACCACTGCAGGTACATGTAATTAGTACCAGTAATATAAGTAGGAATACCTTTGTTAATGAACCAAAAACCTTCTTCACGTCTTGTAAATTCTTTATCAATATAGTCATACCATTTTTCTTTAAATTCTGGTGGGTATTCTTCCCAGTCAAAAACAGATTTAATTCTACTTAATTGTTTTGGGTATTGTGTATAGGTCCATTTGTCATCTTCAAACTCAACAACATCTTTTTGTTTAGGCAAAGCTATTTTAAGATTTTGGATTTCATAAATCTCACCTATTTCACCTGTCTTACTTATAACTATTAAATCATGCTCTTTGTTATAACCATATTCCCATTTTTTATACCTATTGATTCTATTAAGAACTTTAGGTTTCACGTAGTCTTTTAAGACTTTATATAAAGTTTGCTTATACATTTTTAGATCTTCCTTCAGCAAAACCTTTAAAAGATTTTTCTTCTTTAACTTCCTTAGGTTTATCCTCTAACATATCTTCTTCTTCTTTGATTCTATTCAGAATTTCAAAAGCATCAAATATAGCAAGTTTTTTTGTAGCAGCGGCATTTTTTAATCTATCAGCTGATATGTCATCTTTTGAATCTATAATAGCCTCTTTAGCAACTTTAATTAACTCTTCAACCGCTATGTGCCCAGCTAGGATTATACTCTTCTTCGTCTCCTTTATATTCATACTTAATTACAATATCATTAGATTTCATACAATAAAGTCTTTCTTTTTCAATTAAAAATTCCCATTCACCGTTAGGTGTATAACCTACTAAGTCACCTGGGTTGATTTCTAAATCATTTAAAGAGCTATTGCCATACTTAAGTATACCAATAAGACTGCGTTCTTTATCAACCGTTAGAGATTGATTGCTTTTTATAGGTTTTATAAAACACCTGTCACCTACGGTATTCCAACCTTCACTATTTCTATATAAATATATTTGATCTATAGAACAAAAATGTAAATCATCTATAAAAAAAGATCTACTTTTTCTTTTCTTTCCTTTCATATCATAGAAAACTCTAAACACGTTTTGGTGAACTACTACTATGTCCCCAATTTTAATATCTAAATTAAAAGCTAAAGGTGTTTTTATAACCTTAGCTAATCTATTTACAAATTTAAAATCCTCTATTTTGGTATTGACTACTAATTCTTTGCCATCCACCATAATTGTATTGCTGTATTTATCACCTAAAGGTTCAACAATAAAATCATATAAACTATTCATTAATATTCTAAATCATATTCAACGGATATAGCCATGTTAGAATTAAATTTCTTCCATGGCAATACCTCATTGTTTTTTTTAATATGTATATTATAGGATTTGTCTGAGTCTTCAAATATTATATGTGATATTTCGTGACCACCATAAACTTGCTGTCCTACAGAATAATGCATAGCATCGTTTTTGTAGTCAGACCCAATACTTATCTTTCTAATATTATTTATCATCTTCTTTTTCAATCTCCGCGTAAGATCCGTCTGTTAAGTCTATATTTACTTGACCATATTCATCTTCTAATTCTTTTTTAGTTACTTCAATTTGAGTAGAAATTTCCTTAACTTTGTCATGAATATTCATTTTTTGAACATCTAAAAC